TTTCAAGTAAAGCTTCACACCCCTTATTGCGAATAATTTTTTCTTTTTGTTGAATGATATTTATAAGTTTCTAGCTCTTTATTTTCCTTTATTTTTTATTCATCTAGTTTACTTTATGTTCTCATATTTTCTCGTTTTTGACCACATTTTATTTAATTGAACCTAAAAAAATATTCCATGTTTTATGCCACGCACTTTATGCCATTATGCCAAAAACATATTATTGTTTCCTTTCCTTATAATATATAAACAAAAAAGTCTCCCGCTTGGTAAGGAGACTCTTTTGCATAAGTTTTAGTTATCTTAGAAAGGGTGTGTTCATCCACGAAGAACACATCAATAATATAGCACATAAATTTCAAGATTTGTTAAAAAATAAAAACCATACCTGATGTGGATGAGGTATGGAATCGTTTTGGTGACAACTTTAAAAAAGGGGAGCTTTTAGCAATTGTCACATTTTGTAGTTGTTTGCTAGTGCCACAAAGAGAAATGTTAAGATTCAATTGCACGTCTGCAATTTGCACTACACCAAAGAGAGCTTAGGCCTTTATCACTCTACTTTTCCTAGCAACATGATTATATCATATCAGTATGAATTTTATATAAAAAGAACCACCTTTCAAGTACTTCTAGAATGTACTCTATTCAGTGGTAAGAAAATAATATTTCTTTGTAGTCGACTTGCATAAAAATAATATCAATCAGTCACGCTTGGAATGACTATAGATCAATACTAATAAATCCATATGCCTAACTTGGATTTGTACATCAAGCTAACATGGTTCACTTAGAATTTCTCATGTTTGGGCCTTTGCCATTATAACATAGCAAAAACTGCCACACAATTAAATATGTAGCAGTTTCGTTTCTCCTTGTTCCTATAATTGGTACACGAGATAAAAAAGAATACAATCGTATTCCCCTAAGCATAGATATTATACCATATTATGGTATTGGTCGTATTGTGCACTCTACTAATCTATGTGCTTATATTTTAACACAAAAAAAGCAAAGGACGTATAAATCATACGTCCTAGGAAACTCCTTCTACACTAGTAGACGAGCTATGAAAATAATAGCATAAAAAAAAGAGCCTATGATTAAGTTCATAGGCTAAGTATACGAAAAATAGTTGAAGGATTTGTGCCGTTTTTTAATTATGACACTTTTATTGATATTTAATTGTAATTTTTGCACATTTTGTACAATTTTGACACTTATATGTGTTATTTTTATACTTTACGCAATTTCTGTTAATGGTGTTGGGTCAACCCAAATACCGCCAATTTTAACAATATTCTTTTGAACATTAACCGCATCAACTCTGATTCTAGTTACATAGACAACTGCATTTGTGGTGTGCAATACATTGTCATTATATCCATCTGAGTTTGGCACTTTGTCTACCATACGAATTGGAAACCAACCGCCTAATTGAGATAAGTAGCAGCATAAATCATCACCAATCTTCTTTAAGCCTTGATTGCCGATTTTCATATGTACAGATGTAACATAGCTTCCTTCGTGCAAGATTTGGTCGATAGCTTCACTACTTGATTGCGTCGTTCCTACTGGTGTATGAGGGTCTGTATCGATACCTGCATCATTTGTCCATCCAATAGCTACACCGTTTCTATCGACACGATACGGATATTTAGCACCTTTGATTACTCTACCGATTGAACCGTTCCAATCACCTTTTAAGATTTTAGAAGTTCCGTAACAGTTAACGCTTAATGTATTTGTGCAGATAGGTGTACCGACTGAATATTTTTCGCCACTTGGAGCACTTGGTTGCGTTGGTGTCACTGTTTGACCGTCTAATCTAGCATTTACTTCTTGTGCTAATTGAGGCATTCTATCGTGTAGGAAAGGACCTGGGCAACTTGTACTTGCAAACATTCTATGCTCTGTCAAACTTCCATTCGCATTTCCTGTGTAATTTAATCTAAATCCGTATCTCTTACAAATATCAACACATAAATTTACCAATGCATTCCATGCTTTAGTTGAGATAGTCCAATTAGGCGCACAAGTTTCATTTGCAACTTCAATCGTAATAGCTTGGCAATCATTATAATAGTTTGATGATGTCCACGCTCTATTTTCTTCATCAACATTTGAAACAATCGTACCATCTGACCCGATACAATAGTTTGCACTAGCCATTCTTCCGCTTACTTGGAATGATTGAGCGCATCTTTCGGCACTCCACTGACACGCCATGTGGTGTGGTGTAATTTTACATACTTTATAGCCACCACGTCCTCGCATATAGTTATCTGCACTAGCAGGAATATATTTATTTGTTAAGCTTGAATATGACATTCTTCTTCACCTTCTTCTTTTCCATTTGATAACTCTGATTGAGCTTCTTCTGATAAATCTTCAAATTTTACTTCTTTTTCTTCCATGATTCTGTCCTCCTAATTCTTCTCGACTAAAAAGTCCTGGATTTCTTTTCGCGTAGCCTTTAGGCTTTCTTTATCATCTTCCGATAGCATTCCATCGAGAATGGCCATGTTTGCTTTTAGCATAAGATCGCCTCGCTTTTTATCTTCTTCTAACCGATCGTCATGATCTGATAGAATGCGAGTATGCTCTTCTAATTTGCGATTGATACTTTCCTGATTCAATGTTATCTTTTCAAGTGAATTTAATCGTTCGTTATCACGGTGCAACAATTCATCATGTCGTTTCACCATAACCTTTAAATCGTCATTAGGTTTCTTTAGCTCTTTAATAATCTTTACTACTCCCCAAGCGGAAGCAATGAAACCTAGAAGCCATAAAACATATTCTAAATCAATAGTGATAACTTTTCCCATTAGTCACCTTTGACGTTGATTTTATCAATTCCATTATCTAATTGAATCTTAACGTATTCTTCAATTTCATCAAAAGTACTTTGAACAATTTCACTAATCATTTCTTTTGTGATAATTCCATGCAATGCATCAGGTACTAGATCATAAAGCTTACTAACAACTTCTTCAAACTTCTTGCCACCTGCATTAGTTGTATCTTTGTAGTTGTCCTCTGCTTCTTTAATGTAAACTACTGCTTGCGCAGTAATTTTGGAAATCACTTCTTGCACTTCCTTTGCTTTAGTTTTAGCTTTTGTACTGAACTTAAAATATAAAGCTAATCCACCACAAACTAAAGTAGCAGCAGTCTGTAATAAAGTTAAAAAATCTTGTACATTCATAAATTTACACCTCCAAAAAATATTTCATCTCTCTCATATTTTCTGAGGTACTGTTTTATGGCATCTCAATTATATAATGAAAAGAAAAGGACGTACATTTTATGTAGCACGTCCTATAACTTATACAATACATTTTGTGTGATGTAATTTTACATTGTTCTTAGATATTTTAGCATAAATCATTGTTGTAGCAATGTTTTCATGCCCTAAAATAGCTTGGACTTCCTCAACACCCATGCCACGATTCAAACCATCTGTAGCAGTTGTATGTCTAATCAAGTGAGGGAATATCCTACGTTCAATTCCAGCTAATTCTCCAAGTTGTCCTATTCTTTTCTCGATTCCAAATTTCGATAATCTCTTATGTGGTTTTCTGTATGAAACAAACAACGCTTTATTATCATCATTTCTAGAATTAAGATAATTCTTTAAAGCAATCTCTGCTCTTGCATTTATGTATGATGTTCTATGTTTATTGCCTTTACCAAATAATACAACTTCTTTAGTTTCAAAATTAACATCTGCTTTATTTAAGTTTACAACTTCTGAAACACGACACCCAGTCGAATACAACAATTCAAAAAGAGCTTTATCTCTTAGCGTTACACAAGCATTTCTTAATTCTTCCAGTTCTATGGATGATAATGGCTTGCGTTCTTTTTCTTCATACTTGATTTTCTTAATATTTCTACATGGGTTACGATTTATATATTCTTCATTGCAACACCATTCAAAGAAAGCGTTGATAACAGTTCTTCTAGCATCTAGACTTCTGTTGCTTATTCCTCTTTGAGTCTGAACTTTATACAGATAAACTCTAATATCGTTTGTAGTAATCATTTTAATAGGCTTATGTACTTGTCTAAAAAAATCTTTTAAGTAAAGATCGTACATCTCCAAAGACTTCATACTCATTCCTTCAATCTTTCTTGTTACGAAGTATGTTTGATAGCACTCAGGCATATAATTTGTATAAAGTGCTACAGATGTTTCAATAGGCTTTATTTCATAACCGTTAACAAATACAGTTAACTTCTTAAACAATACACTTAAAATATCTTTATCAAAATCATCTGATAAAGACGAAATAAATTCATTCACAAATTGTTCTTTCATAATTTCTCCTCCTGGCATAAAAAAATATAGTCAACGGTCGAAATTATGGTATAATAAAAACGACCTGTTACAGGTTGAAGTTGGATGATGTTTTAGCGGACAATTCCAACTTCTTTTTTTATGCATTTTTCCTAAATTAAACTTACTACACGTGCTTAAAATAATCAAGCACAAGTAACAAATTAAATAAATTCTTATTTAGTCAACTATAATCCAATCGAATTAACAAATTTTGTTGCATAGTTACCCATGCGCTTAAAGCCATTGTTGTTAGGATGTAATCCATCAATAGTGTATGTATCTAGTGTCAATTTTGTAAAACCACTATTAGAATACATGTCACATACTGGCAGTCCATATAATTCACCAACTTTTTTAATTGCGTTTACATAATCAATCAATTTGTATCCAGCTGTATTTATCTTATTAACATCATAACCATCATTATCTCTTTGTAAAGGAGTAAATAATACTATACGCAAAGCAGGTTTTTGATTTAATAAATATTCTATAGCGGTTCTATACGCTCCATAGAATGTGTTTCTATCAAAATCATTTTCACCAATAATACCTAATTCGCCAATAGGAACATTTAATTTAAAATCATTTGTCCCACAAGCAATTGTGCATAAATCATATGTAGTATTATTATTTTTTAAAATTTCAGTGACAACACCAGTGCCATGTGATGTTCCATCAGCTAACGAATAGCCACTATAACCTTGATTGTTGATTAAATTAAAACCTATTTGTTCATTCATGATACTTTGATAGCCGATACATAATTCACCGTTTGGGTAATCATGTCCATCATACCATGTTATGCTATCGCCGTAGCTTACATATTTCTTATTATTCCAAACAGATAACGATGTTAATTGCTCAATTAAATCTTCCTTTAGTTGACTAACCCCTAGTGCTTCATCTAACTGTTGAACAGTACCTTTTTTAGTTCCTTGTCCATCTTCAACGATCAATAAATCTTCCTTGTTAATGCCTGTTGTTTCAGGCAATTCTTGTATTCTAACTCCCATTATATGTACCTCCTATTTAATTTTCATAGCTTTTATAGTGTTGAATATTACCTTTTTTGTTGTAGTAAACTGCTTTTATTTTCTTTATAACTCCATTGTCGTTGTAGAAAACCTTGGCAGTCCTTAATCGCTCTTTTCCAATTGTATCAACAATCAAGTTAACTCCATTCTTAGCCAAGATGTCTACTCCGTCTTTAGTTAGAATTTCTGTTTGATACAAATTTGTATTGTACGCAAGTTTAAATTGGTCAACCAATGTTTTAAAATCGCATGTAGCACTATCTGATTTAGAACCGAAGTTATCAACTACACGAACGTATAATGTATAACTTGTTTCAGGGCTTAAATTGTCTAAATGAATTTGCGTATCAGTTCCCACATTAATCCAATTTGAATTGTCTAGTGAATATTCATAGTGATCTATTGTTGCTCCTTCATTTACAGAGAATCCATACCAAGCAAACATACCGCCATACGGTGTTAACCGTGTACATTCAATACCACCTACGTTTGGTTTTTCATGGTTCAATGTTGTAAATGATGTACTAGCTGCTAACGAAGGTTGACCATAGTTATCGACCATTCTTACATAGAATTTATAGTTTGTATTAGGTTTCAAATCACTAAGAGTTAAGCTTGTTGCTTTACCTTGGTCTGTCCATTTTTTTTCATCATTAGATGTTTGATAAGAATAATCAGTGGCCATGTCTCCTAATGAGAATCCACTCCAACTAACTTTTGCAGAATTGGACGTTACCGAGCTTAAAGAAACACTTCCTTTTGAAGGCGCATTAGGATATTTAGTTGTTGCAGTAAAATCGACTGTTTCACTCCAAACTCCATTGTATTTTCTTTTGAAGCGATAATATCCAGTGTATTTTGTGTTCGGCTTTAATCCTGTCCATGTATCTACAAAAGGCGTATCTGCTTTTATTACTTTATTCCAATCCGTCCATGTTTTCCCATCACGACTCCATTGGTTTTCCTCAGAATAAAACGGAACAGAAATTGTACAATACATTGTTTTGTATGTACTTCCAACATTGCTTATTGTTGCCTTGTCTGCGGTTCTATCAATATTAGGAAGCGAGATGTCTACTATATTTGTGTTTGTAGGGCTACCTATAGCTCCTGTATATGTTCCATTAAACCAATAATATACTTTACTTGATGCATTACCATTAGAATCGTGGCCAACTGTAAATGAACCGTTTTGTAGAATATATTCCTTGCTCGTACCAGCACCACCATCTGTTAATGTAGCATGGCTACTGTAATTCGGCGCTCCTGTAACACCAGCTGACCAATCTTGTTCAACACGATAACCTGAATAGCTTGGGTTTTTATTTTCAACTAAAATCCTAGTTCTTGTATGGACTGTAGACCTATTATTTATAGCATCTTGTTCGCTCCATGCGTATACTTGGAAATACATATTGCATCTGCCACTGTATGACCAAATTTGATGATTTGCTAGTAATGCCAAGTTATAACCTACATAAGCCATGGATTAGTCTCCTATCTGAAAGTAGAAATATCCGTTAGGGCAATTTGTTGTGTTTGGGTCAGAAGTTCCAACTTTATAACGAATTGATTCGATATTTACTGCATGGTTTTCATCAGGTGGTATCGTTACGTTGTTGACCTTGATTGTTTTGATAGGAACTAACTGATCTACAACTTCTTGTTTAATATATCCAGCATCATTTTCAAGCTCAGATACATTTTTAGGGATTTCAGTTTTCTTTGCATAAACACTAGCTAAATCTAAATTGACAATATAATCAACAGGACTAATCGTGTTTCCATCTAATTTAATAGTTGTGATAGGAACTTGAATAGCAATGTTTTTGTCGTTGTCTTTGGCAATGTTTGTTCCATTTACAGAAATTGTCTTTACGAATTGATTTAGAATTTCAATTAAATCCAATTGATTAGAAATATCGCCAATCATATTTCCCCATTTGATTTTCAAATTGGCATGGTCATTGATTACTTGAATTTCTTTTCCATTGTAGATATAGAACAATCCTTTTGAATCAACATACGCATGGTCTCTACTTGGATTTGTAATATCATCTACAGAATCAACGATTTCTAGCCAAAATTCGCAATCACCATCTTTTAAAGGAAATACTACCGCCATATCTTTATTACATACTACAGGTTGCATATTATTTTCCTCCAGCTTTCATAATGTCTGCGAAACAAGATGCACAAGATGTAATTTCTACACCTAAGAATTTTGTACAAGCTTCAATAAACTTCTTGTTAATCTCCAAAGCGATATTCAATAATTCAGGGTCTCTATCCGAAGCTTGATATGCTTCAAATGCAGTGTACATAGCCATACTTAAATGTTTAACTAAACACCACTGTTCTCTATCCCCTTTGCCGCCAAAAGAATTGTATAGATAAAGCATTTGAGAACGTCTGATATTGGCATAATCATCAATTTCATCCTTTAGTGCTTCAATCTTTTCTAAATTATCAGGAATTTCTTCTTCACTAATCAATCCGTTTTCAACCTCAGAAATACGTTTTTCTAATAAGGTTTTAGCGTGTAGTTCTGCACTTGCAATTTGTGTAAAACTACGGATAATATCTTCTCCAATTCCCGAAGTGCTATATTTGTTTTCCATCTACACAACCTCCTTTTTGTATGCTTTGATAGACAATCTAGCAGACTGTTGTTTTTGTTTTCTTTTAAAGTCAATTTGTTGACTGTTCAATTTCAATAGCGATATGGCAGACTGCCAATCTCTAGGATTTTGTTTTACATGATTTGATAGGTTTTCAATCCTTTGTTCATATCTATTCATAGATACCTCCTATCTGTTTACATGACTATATTTAAGATAATTTACTAACGTACAATCAAAATTTCCGTTTCCTGTTACTTTGATTGTTTTATATCCTGGATCTAATATTCTATTTCTCTCATCCTCTGAAAGATACCCACAAGCTTTAAGAACATCAAAATTCGAGTATTGCCCAGGCCATAGTCCATTGCCTGTAATCCACGCTCCGTTGAATTGCTGCTTGAAATATGGTGTCATGTCTATTCCTTCAATCTCAACATTAAAGTTTGTAGCAGTAGAATTATCTATTACTAGTTTAAACTCAAAACGCTCATAATAAATCAAATCCTGAGAAATTGACATTCCTATTACCGCTGGTTTAGAACTTGAACATCCCCATCTAGGGAACTCGTACCCATAAAAATCAACTATATGGTTTCTACGTTGAATGGAATTGTATCTTCCTTTTTCTTTCAAATCATAGACACTATCAGCTAATATATTTATCGCCTTACTAATATCCATAACTAACCACTCTTTCCGTCTCTATCTGTTCTTAGGAATTTCTCTAGAGTCAATGTGTCTATTTCAATTCCTGTTTTATCTATTTCTCTTTGTATGTTTGTGATATAGAACCAATCATCTTGTTTTAGAATACGTTTCATGTATCTGTTACAACTTCCTAATTGCAATAGATTTAGATCATAAATAAATCTGATTCTATCGCCTACGTTTACTTCTTTAGGTAATGCTTCACAAGAAACGTTGATAGAAAACTTTCTTCTTGCATTAATTAGTTTTCTACAAGCACAATCATATACAACCTTGGCCGCATAAATTCTATCGCTATCAGTAATGATAGTAGTTCCGTTTGTAGACTCAGGATCAATGTTCTGTTGTACATAAACACTCTTTACTCTGAAAATACCAATGATATTTGATGTACTTATTGTTGTGGTATTGCAATACGGATAAGGTTGGTTTTGGCCAAAGAAATTAGCTCTACCATTACCAGCATCTGAAACGTACATCGCAACGTGTGATGCAGGTGTGTCACCACCTCTACCGAATATGCACCAATCACCAAATTGAGGTGTATCAACATAATCAAAGAATTGAGAATAGCCTAATTCATCTCTGTTATACCAAATGTAATCTGCATATCCATCACCGCCAATAGCTCTCGTTGGGTCAGGATAATTTAATGTCTGCAATGCTTTTTTCCAAGCATCTACACATTGATATGGTTGCTCAGGAGGTACACCATCCATGTCGATAGATTGACCATTCCATGTGTTGATAAAATTCTGAGCGTTCCAAGGACGAGATTGTGTTTTATCCGTATCGGTTGTAGTTCCGTTATCGTCTTGTTCCCACTCAGGAATCAAGCCATAAATACGTTGAGCAAATTCAATACGTTTTTGATACTGTAAATCAATAGATGTATCACCACGTTCATAATCTGCCATAAAAGCCATTACCATGTAATTCATATCGGCTTCCATGTGTGACCATTGTTGGAATGTAATGTTATATGAAGGAGTAGGAATCCAAGGCCCATTTGTAGCGTTTGTTGACCATTCTTCAACTAACTTAGCTACTTCCCCTTTTCCGTACATTGTGTAGCTTGAATATCCATGAGAACCAAGCCAATTGGTGATTCGTGTGTACGGAGTCCATTGAACCAATCCAAATCCTTTTTGAGAATCAGGAACATCACCCATTTGATACAAGTTAGGGTTTAAGGTTGATTCTACGTGACACGAACCACATAAAGCAGCAATAGCAGATTTGCTCCAAATGTCTTTTAAAGAGTGCCATAAGGCTTTAGCGTTGTTTATTTCCTCTGTATCCGTCAAAAATCTTTGTTCTTTAGGAATTACCCATTTATAGTCTTTAGAGTCTTTTGTCATGTCCTCTAGACTAAATGGCGATAAATCATCAAAAGCAAATGTTCCTTCAATGAATACACCGCTTTCATATCCAACTGATTCCGTATCAACAATCGAATACTCCAATTGATTGTTAGGAGCTAATTTAGGAAAGTCTACATATTCATAATCACGCTCGTTATTTATGTTTGATCTCAAAATAACTACAGGAAACTTAGGGTTCTGTAAGCTTTTATCGTTATATACTTCTCTTAATGACAAAGAGGACATACCACTATCAGATTTATTAGCATAAACTGTAGCTAAGTTAATAACATCCGAAAAATTGGTTTCCATTGTTGGCTCACCAATGATTCTGTAGTTTCTTCCTAACGTTGGTTTATTAGAAAGCATAACAGGTTGTTTCTTTCCAAAATATCCAACTTCAACTTGCTTATCATTTGTAAATGGAACTCTCCAATAAACAGATTGTGTCAATTCACAAGTTTTAGTAAGTGCATCCAATTTAGATTGTCTAGAATAAACATAGTCAATCTTTTCGTTATCAATCTCAGTTTCAAAGTTCATCTTCCACTGAGTCGAATAATACATATCTTCGCTTTCGTATACGTTCTTTATAAGAGCGTTTTTAACCGCATAATTTGTTGGGACTTGTCTGTATTCCCATTCGTTGATTACATGCGTTAGAGATATGTTTAAACCACTTACAGAGGGTTTATAGTTGGTAATCATTCCGTAGAAAACTCCACAATCCATGATTACCCTCATTTCTTTTCTTCCTGAGATTAAATCGTAGTATTCGTTAGGAATTGTGATTTGCATTTCAGGTACTGTCATTAACTCGTTTGAAAAACTGATTGTGCTTAAAGCCTCTCTGAATCTTTTCTTAACTTTTCCAAATTCTAATATTTCAAAGTAAGGAATCATATTTACTCCTAACTACCAATTTTGCCTTGTCCTACCCATTTACCATTTTTTCTGATTCTACTTGACCCTTGGTTTTCTTTATTCGCTTTATCAGCACTATATTTGCCAATAGTGGCCCAAGAGCCTTTAACTCTCTTTTTAAACCATCCTGTAGCTCTATCCAAAGAATAGAACACTTTACCTTTTCTTACTGCCCATGGTCTAAAATCAGGGATAACTTGTTGAATAGAATATATATTCTCGTAAGGTAATGTAGCATCTTCACCTCTTAATTCAACTTTAACGTGTGTTGTATCTGTCGGAAGTTGTAGCTTACCACTCCATTGACTATTTTGTGCTACTGTTTCCCAACCTGATGAATAAGCTAATGGCCATGTATCTGCATGAGAGAATATTACTTGATTGTAAATCTCTCTCCATGAGGCTTTATTGTTGTTAGAAACGCTAATGATCAAAATATAGTTGTATCTTCCGCCATACTGTACATACTTTCCGTTTCCTGTATATTGACCAGCATCTGTTACACCATATCCAACTAAATCTAATGTGAAGGTAACACCATAGTTTCCATCATCTGAAAAGTTGATACCTTTTCCATAGCCTTTAGCATGGGCGGTAGCAAGTGGGAATCCAAAGTCTGCGGTATCGCCTGGATTTCCACCTAATACTACGTTTGCGTATGGCCCTGTGTTATCGTAAGCTCCGTGAAAGTTTTGCCATGCCATTAAACACCACCAGCCAAATCATTCTCAGAACTTCCATTATTAGTACGGATGTATGAATTTCCATCAGGAGTACCACCAAAGATATTTATATTACCTGTAGCAATGCTTCTTCCGTCATTGAATTTTCCTTCAAATACAGTATCTCCTGTTTGTTTCCATGCTCCACTGTTTTTAAGATTTGTAAGAATCTTTTCAACCGCACTGTACATATCTCCAATGCTGCCTTCAAATTTTCCGACCTTATTTTGTAAATCTCTGATAGCATTCCAAATCTTTTGGATTTCTGCCCATAGCTTTTCGATTTCTTCCCATTGTCCACAATCAGAACAAATCATTACATCCATGATACTGATTAAATTCTTTTCCAAATCTTTGATAGCTTCTTTTACATCACAAACATCATATGTATCAATCTTTTCTAACAACCCACCTAATAAGCAATCGTTCATATCGTGCATATCTGTACAGTTTTTATGGCCCTTATTTTCAAACCCTTGATTTGCTTTAAGATTTGCACAAATAGCATCTGTTACACCTTTTTGAATGAAATTACTGCTTGTAGCTTTCAAAGAATCGCAAGTAGAACAAACATCTTTATTCATTTATGTGTACCTCCTAATCTCTACAGATAACGAAGTTTACCTTGTTATCATTTACAAAACGAGTGTGTAGAGATATTTCATCATCTTCTATCCAATCAACATAAATAGAAAGGAACTGCAACCAATTCGTTGTTTCTCCAGCTTTTACTGTTCCACTCATGCTTAATTCCACTGTTTTGTTAATATCTTCTTCAAATGAAGCGTTTGTTGCTTTTGAATAAACCAACGACCCACTCTTATTAGGAACACGAATCGAAACAGTAGGAGCTGAACCAGCTTGAACTCCTGTCATTTTATAAGAGTAGTGTTTCAATGTAACACTGTTGAATTTGTATGTAGCACTCTTATCTTTGTTAGGCTTCATACAGAAATCTACTTTTCCTGTAATAACTCCGTCCGCCACTTTCTCGTAATCACTAGTGTGAATCCAATCTGAATATCTGAATGTGAAATTACCTTGTCTGTCAATTTCAACGCTCAATCCAGGTGTAGACTGTTCAATAGTATATTGCGTTTCGATTGCCAAATTTTGAAGTTGAAGATTATACAACTGGTCTTGCAATCCACACATCCAACAAATCATAGCTGCTTTCATGTTGTAATCATTGTTGGCATATTGACTCATGAATAATTTCCAATCACACAAATCAAATCCATCTATGATGTCATACAAGCCTTTTGTAAGACAATCATTGGCATTTTCCATGTCTGTACACGTATTATTGCCATGATCAGGATTTAAGCCTGTATCGTTTCCTAAAGACGTACAGATTGAATCTGTAACACCATTTTGGATAAACTCTGCACTGCTATCTTTTAACTTTCCACAAGCAGTGCAATAACTTTTTACATTCGCCACTGCAAGCCTCCTTAATTTGTAAGTTCATCAACATCTATATATACACAAGCCATCTTACAACATGAGCCTGTGACCACTAATCTATTCATTCCATGATGTACTGTGAACCCAAATTCATCTTCGATCACTAGATTATCTAAATCTACTTCCTCTGATGCACAACATCCATCCGCAGTAAAGTATAAGTTCCAACTTGAATCAAGTGTTAAAATTCCATCATATTCACCTAAAATCATCATTTTGTTTCCGTTGATTTCAATTTCAGGGTTTTGGAATTTACCATCTAGAATCAATTTGACCTTATCGGTATCTAATACTGTTCCACTGTAGAATCTTCCAGCAATTGACTCAACACAATAATCTTTTTTACAGATTTTGTTCTTAATCAAATCATCACCGAAAATTTGTTCGCCTTTGATGCAATCATAGACAATCTTGTATGAATTGCCACAATTCATAAAATCTTCCAATGCTTTAGTTCCCATTACGCATAAAGATGTTTCCTCTGTAATGTCTCCACAATCGCATAAACACGAATTGCAAGTTTCCATATCAGGGGGGCAAGTAACACAACACGATAAGCACTCTTGAGCATCTCTGAAATCCTCACAATCAAGGATATTACATACAGAGTAAGGAACTAAGAATGTTTTCTTTGTATCTGCAATATGCCATACACCTTCCCAAAGTTTAAAATCAATATCCATTGATAGATAACCTTGGTATTTTTTGTAATCTTCACTAAATCCTGTGACATAGGCCCATGCCCAAATCAATTTGTTATCTTGAATCGCCCATAACCTTCCAGGTTTAAGCAAATTCAAATTGAAATAGTCACGTAGGAATCTTCTATCTTCATCATGAAAATGTTCATAATTAAAATTCAATGTTAAGGACAAATCACCTTCCGTAAGAAACTGTTGATTCTTTTGGAAAGCAACATAACTACCATGTCCGTAACTATATTCTTGCGTTGCAGTCTTTGTATCTTGCTTTAGAGAGGCAGAGGAAATCTCCTCCGCACTGTCTATTACAAGATCATTAAACTGAACGTATGTTTTTAATGGGTTTAAGTTATAACAAGTCATTATGCCAAACCTCTCAAGCATCTACCTACTTTGATAGCCTGCCTTCTTTCGTTTCCTTCGTTGAAAGCGATACTGTTGTTCGTAACACGATTATCGTTATTATTGATAGTCACATTCTTATTAACAACACTTCCAACTTGAGAACCATATCTAGTAGACAATTCTTTGAACGCACCTTTTAAATCCATGTTGTTTACTTTATCCATGAAGCTTTGACCTGCGTTCTTAACTGCACTACGTTTCATTACATACTCACCAGGAGTCAACATAGCAGGCACTGTATCTGTTCCACTAGGCTTCATAACGACAGGTTGTCCGCCTTTTTTCAAGTAAACTGGGCCACCTTTAGCAAACTTCATATTGTTTCCTATTGATTCGTTACCTCTGTTTACTGTAGGAGTGGTTGTACCGCCTGTATTAATGCTTCCTGATTGATTGTTGAACGCATTTTTAAATGCACTTCCTAAGTATTGTCCTAAATCTGAGAATCGTGTTGAATATCCATACATCATAGTAATCTGATTAGAGATTGAACTAGACATATTAGAGATACCTTCACTGAATCCACTTACAACATCTTTTCCAAACTTCTTACCTACGGATTTAAAGCTTTTCTTCTTCAATGAAGCTTTAGCATTATCAATCTTAGTTCCAAATGAACCTTCAATATCAATACTTTTGAAACCTTCAATAATTCCATTTGCCATATCTGTACCAGAGGTATTAAATTCAGACTTCATGTTTGATAAAGTTGTTGCCATATTGTGGAAGGAAGTAACGATTGAGTTTACTTCTGTAACAACATCTGTAGTAGCTTCTCCAACTTTCAATCCTTTAACATTGTTTAGGAATGTCTGAATGCCTGTTGTGACTTCTCCAACCTTAACAAAATCTAGATTTAATCCAACGATAGAATTTAAGTTATCACAAATCGTTTTTAACTTAGTAACTGTCGTATCAACACTGCCAATATTTTTGGTGTTTTTTGTCAATCCTTTGTTGGTTGCTAAATCATTGATTACATCTCCAATTTGCTTGATGTTTGATCGTAATGATTCAAAATCAAATCCATCAGAATAAACATTCAAAGTACCAAATTGAAGGATTATATTGCCTAAAGTAGTAATTGCCGTTAGTGCGTTATTAAATAACTCGGCATCAGGTATTTGTTTCAAGTTATAAGACAACATATTCTTGTCTTTTCCTGTTCCAACACCAGCTACAGAAATATATCCAATTGCTTGAGAAATACTCTCAATTGTCTTTTTAATATCCTCTGCCTTTGGTAAAGGATTGCTTGTCATTACTGCTTGCAAGTTTCCAAATTCAGGAACAATCTGTTCCAAAATCTTCAATGTATCTAGTAAATTTTGAGCATTTGTAGCATTCAAATTAGATTTAATATTCTTTGTAACATCAGGGAATACAATCTTCTTCATTTCTTGAACAACACTAGCTACATTCTTTAAATTGCTTACACAATTATCAACATTTATCGAACTAGCATTAATGCTAGATAATTCAGATAGGCTAGAAGCCATTGTTGTATAGTTCTCAACGATACTGTTTGCATCTGCAATATTTGTTGCACTTGATGTGCTAACTGTTGGGAACTTAAAATCATTAATATTCTTAACAACCTCTTGAATTTCTTCAAATTGATCGTTGAAAGAACTACTATCAATACTCATTCCTTGCACTTTTGAAATTGATTCTCCAATAGTAACAAGTTTCTCTAGAATGCTAGTAATATTCCAAGTCTCCATGTCCTTCCATAAAGACTCAGAACTTTTAATAACTTGACTCCACCAAGAAGAAAGTGTTCCTTCACCTTCAAACATATCTATGACATCCATAATTCCTTGGATTTTCTTTTTAAGTCCTTTTGTGTTTGAAGGAACGTTTTTATCAACTTCTTGCATAGCTTTAGCACAAGCAATCAATGTACCAGCTAGTCCTGTTGTTGTTATCATTCCTAGTACTTGGGCCAATGTAGTGATTCCACCCGTTAGGACACCAGCACCACCTTGAATACCTGTAATAAGTGTCATAGAGCCAATGCACTCAAATAAGCCTAATAACTTATCGTTGAATGTGTCGAATCCATCAGGCATAGTTTTATCTAGCTCTTGCATAGCTTTTGCAAATAGCCATAAAGCTCCGCCTTGACCAATCATCATTGCCAATCCTGTTAAGGCATTGTTCATCTCTAATACTTTTGAAACTGCTGCATTAAGTGTGTTAGCTCCCATCATCAATCCCATTACAGAGAACAAATTTGTTAATCGCATAGGCAATGTTGTAATGTCATTTGGAACATTCTTTTCAATTTCCTTTATCGCTTTGCAATAAAGAATAATTGTTCCTGCCCCACCAGCTATGATAGCTAATGAAGATAATTTATTTTTAAATCCTTCTACATCAAAAGTTTTTGGAGTGCCTACCGCAGTAGTAATCTCATCTGAACTTTTGAATACATTTTTAATAGAACTAAATTTACTTCCTAATTTTCCTAGGAATGGAATATTGAAACTTTTTCCTTTGAATTTTGAAGAAATGTTTACTAAATCTCCTAAAAGGCTAATTCCACCGCTTCCAAGTTTCATTAACTTACCAGCATACTTTAATCCAATACCAATTTGGATGTAGTCTGATACGAAACGTCCTAATCCTTTAGAAAAGCTTCCGTCTCCCATTTCGGTGATTTTATCTTTTGCAAAATTATATAGACCGCTAACAAGAGGCTTGAAGAAATCAATTGCTCCTTTGAAATCATCTAATCCTTGTTTAAATCCACCAACAAAATCTTTGAAACTAAACGTTTTTAAAACGCTCAATAATTCAGAGAACTTCGTTTTAATGAAGTCTATGCCTTCGCCAATTTCTTTTTTATGGCTTCTAATGAAGTTTGCTCCTATATCTCCTAAGCCTTCAACTTTTTGAGAAAGTTTATAGATATTTCCGTAAATTGTAGCTCCTGTTAATTCCGTTGAAACCTCATCTAATGCACCTAACCACTTTTCTTCGGCTTTACTAAATCTCTTAGGGATTAAGTCAAGACCGTTTGAGATTGTGGCTACAGATGATTTAACCATAGTTGCCAACGAATTTAGGCCACCACCACCTTTTTCATCCAATTCAATCAGAGCATCTTCAAATTGTTGTAATGAAATAGTTGGATTTGAACCTGTAAATGCTTCTCTAAACTCTGCAAATGACATATTAAATTTCTTTGCAATAGCAGTTAAGGCTGGTGTCATACCTGCATCTTCCATTGATCTCAATGTACGAGCATCCATTTTAGAACCCATGATTTGAGAATACTGAGTAACCGCATTGTTTACCCCCTCAGAATCACCACCGAATGTCAAAATGGAATCATTAATTGCCGAGAATAGCTTTTGAGACCTATCTAAATCGTGATTGATTGAAGTAAATCTCGTAACATGGCTTAGAGCGTCATCTAAAGTGGTTGGTAGACCCAAAATGCTTTCATCTAGGTTATCAATCATCTTTTGGATTTTCGTTGTAGAATCGTCTACATCACCTACTACAGTGGACAATGTTCTTTTCGCAACTTTGATTGTATCGTATCTTTTAACGCCGTTTGAAAATGCTTCGCCCATTGCGTTTTGTGCACCTGAAACCAATCTATACAAACTAGAATATCCAACACCTTGTACTAAGAATCGTCCAATATCTCCTATTGGATTGTTTTGGAAATTCTTAGCAATGTTCAACATGCTAGAGCCTAGATTTGACATTTTATTTCCGACATCAAATGTAACCTTACTAGCAGTTTTCAAAGCTTTAGCAGCTTGTTGAAGATTGTTTAGTTTATTCAAACTATCTTGATAGCCGATAACTTGTGACTCAATATCAGCCTTTGTGTTTCTTACATCATTCTCTTTTTTGATTGTTTCATCTAGCTTTTTATTTGTATCTTCTAACTTAGAAGAATCAGCTTCTAATTTTATTTTTTCTTTATCTAAATCTGCGATTGAATCATCAATCTCATCAACCAATTTTTGAGCATCATTTAATTCACTGATGTTAGCTTCAATCTTTATCTTCTCTTTGTTAAGATTGTTAATTTTCTTTTGTACTTCATCAATTTCAATGCCAACCTCTCGCATATCATATTTGAGAGCTTCACGTGCACTGTATAGGTCTTTAAGCTTGTCGCTTTTATCGTTTTCACCTAGTGTCATGTCGTTAATGACATCATGAATTTCATTAGCATTTGCTTTTAAATCAATATCAATAGAAAGCTTTTTATTGTTCAAGGCTAATAACTCTTTTTTAAGCTCACTAATATCATCTTTAATATCCAATAATTGATTCTTGAAATTAGCTAGATTATCTAAATCTACTTTTAAAGAAAGTTTTTGTCTTTCCAAAGCTTCCTTTTCTTTTTTGATTTCTTCTAATCTTGCCTTAATTCTTTCTAATTCTTGGGTGTTAGCATCAAATTTGAGTTTTACCTTTTCAATTTCTTTTAACTCTTTTTCAAGTTGTTTTATTCTTGCTTCGGCATCCTTAATGTCAAGGACTAACCTAGCACCGACTTCACGTACTGACATCTTCGGACTCCTTCGCTAAATCTGTTTTCTGCATGAAATGAACCGCATATCTGTCAATCTGAGGTATTTTCTTTTTAGAATTTTTATTTGCCTCGTTAATTTCATTCCATGTTTTATCGCTTTGTAGATTTGCGTAGTACCCAAAGGCTACAACTAATTCAGAAACACCCCAATGGTCTAATATCTCATTGGGGCGTATTTTTAGAATTTTACCGACATAATGAGCCATGGTTGAATAAAGATTTAGTTCTGCAACATAAGACTTTGCTTTTTTTACTGAATCCTTTTTATCATCCCCCTTATCAATTATTTGATAAAAACTGTTTCTACCTCATTAAATAATTCAGGATATTTGATAATTAGGCTAATCATGCAAGTTAAAACTGAATATTGCATCATGTGATCTTCATAAAATTCATCTAATCCTAAGAAAATTGCAACAACTTTATAAAGTCCATCAACTAAATTTGTAGAGGATTGAGCGTATAAATGGAAAATCTGTTCGTTTGCTTCATTCATATACGCTTCATAAATCTGAACCATAGTTTTGCTCACTTCTTCATCATCTGTGTCTGTTGTAACGATTCCATCTTTTCCTTCAATGAATTTGTGACCATAGTATTCCTCGATTTCTTGGAATTTTTCTTTATATGGGTCTAGGATTTGTTCTGCATCCAATAGCAATGGTTTTACTTCGATTAAAGCTTCTACCATCTTCATATCTTGTCTAGGAGATAATGTTAGATTTTCAAACTTCTTATCGAACATAACATATTGCCCTACCCTTTTAGCGTTATTAGGAACATCAATTTTATGTTCTTCGATTTCTTTTTCAGTGAATCTAAAACTCACTTCAATATCAATTGTTTTAACATCTGTCTTATTTGCATCACCAACAACTGCAATTTCACCACCATTGCCATAGACTGCGTGAGGAGTATCATCCTCACGAGCTACTTTTAACTTTTCAATCATGGCATTTAACTGTGTTGGTTCTAAAATCTTTTGTTCTTCCATCTCATTTGCCTCTCAATTTCTATAAATTAGCGTTAGCTTTGTTTACTACATAAACTTCATACCAGTTTCCACGAGTATCTTTCTTGAACGCTAAACTAAATTCAAACGCTCCGTCATCAGGGATACCCATTGGGAATGAAGTGATTTTTGCATTGTGGTAAGTAAATACTTCCGCAGTTCCATCACTTCTATAACGAGTGATTGTAACTTTTGCTCTCTTATTCTTTAAGCTATCGTTGTTTGCTACATAGTGTTGCAATACATCAACAGTCATTGGATAAGAAATCTTTAATGTTTTACCTACTAAATTTTTGTTGAAGTAAATTTTTGAACCCTCAATATCTAAGCTTGGATTGATTTTACTGTTCAATACTTGGTATTGAGACTCATCTAAATTAGCCAACAATGGAGTGTTAATTCGGTTCAATGTAGAATCTGTGATATTACATTGGTCGCTCAATGCTGCATAGATAAATCCACATTCTTCAACAAAGTGGTCTGCAATATGGATTGAACCATATTCAGAATGTTCTTTATCTTCTTCAATAACCACTTCCTGAGTACGCATCATAAAGCCTTGAGACTTATCTCCCTTGCCGATAAATGGGTTCATAGTTAAGTAGTTTGATGTTAATTGAGTGCCTGTAAATGAACGCTCAATAGAAGCAGAATCATCATCATAAGAATCATCAAAGCAACTTGTATCTACAGGGTCTACAGTATCGTCACCATCAAATCCTGATAAGCAACTTACTTTAATGTCGTTGTTAGAATCTAAGTCTGCAAATTCTTCAAAGAAACTGATTGAAGAAAGACCAATCAAGATACTATTTGTTGATTTGTCTGTTAACGCTACTTCAATGCTTAAACGGACACCTGATGTACTTGCTTTCCATCCTTCTCCTACTACATTTGTAGGAACTGTTGATAAGTCAATCTGTACAGGGTAGAATCCTTCTTTATCTGCTTTTAAAGTGCTTGTATACTCATCTGCATTTGTCATTTCATGATCTAAAACATCTGAAATCTTTGTTGTGATTGTGTAAGTACCTGCTTGAGGAACATTCACGTAGTAGTAAACAACACCTGCCGCAAAGTCTAATGCATTTTTCAACGCTTTAAATACCGCACCGCTTGTGTGTACTTTGTTCCCTTCTCCAGCTTTTGCATCTGTTTCTTTAGAAGTAATGAACAATGTACCTGTATTCTTACATCCAAATGATTCGCAAACGTTGATTAAATCAGGTGCAATAGTACGTGATGTATAAGCACTAGCAGTACCTGTAATCTTTTCAAATTTACGAGTATTGATTTTTAAACAAGAATCAATATCACTCATGATAGTAATATCAATTTCTTGAGTTTTAGTTAATTTAGAGACACTTAATTTGTCACTAATAATTTTGTTAATGTTGCAGTTAGACATTATTTTTGCCCTCCCATTGTAGCTTTTAGTACACGCTCCATAGCACGCTCTGCTTTAGCACCGCCTAATTGATTTAAAGCGTTTAGTTTGCGTGAAACAAATGCTTGAACATCTACTTTCTGTTCAGGAGTCTTTTTAGCTTTTGAAACTTTTTCTTCCATTTTTAATCTCCTTTATTTAACTTTTGCATCAAATCTAGATACCGCTCTAGCAACAAAATCATTTGCCTTTCTAGGTGGCATCTTAATTTTGTGTGCAAAGTGTTTCTTTCCCATTTCATCTACCCAAACGAATGGCCCTCCATGCTTACGAACTAATGTGTAAACACGTTTTGTTCCATTCTGTACCATTGGGGAGTAATCAACGTGAGAAGGGTTTCTAGAATCTTTTTCTAGTTTGTCTGCATCTACTCCGATTAGATATTCGGTATTAGATACTTTTTCCTTCGTGATTGAATCCTTTAAAGCACCTGGCCTATATTCATTCCATGGCATACTTGTCATTTCTTGAGCATAGAATCTACTCCCTCTTGGGGCTTCTTCTCGCATAGTTTCTTCTAATTCACTAGCCAATCCTTCAAAATCTTCTTCACACGCTTCTATAACATCTTCTAAGAGGCCTTTTAGCATTTCCTACACCTCGATAAAGGGGTAATAAAGTTTGCCTCCATAGACGTATTTAAAGCCTTTTAGGAATACACCGTCTTCATACGATACTTCCTCAACTTTGTTCATAAGGAATATTTTTACTAGGCCACTAGGCAAACACATACGTTTTGAATACTCATAAGATGTGTTTGATTTGGCTTTCGCACCGCATACAGGGCATCCGTTTTTCTTTGTGGAACTTTTCATTCCAATATATTTAATTCTCATACTACTGCACCAACCCATGTGTCTTTTGAATTACATACTGACAAGATACCTAACTGCTCTGAATAAGCTTTTGTAATATGTTCACGAACATACACACTAATTGAAATCTGAGCATCAGAATTTTCTTCTGAGATAAGAACATCACTACCATCTGTTTCTTCACAAGTGCTACAACCACATTCGCATCTATTCATTGCGATAACAAATTGTAGAAAGTCGCAGAATACAGGCAATAGACATTCAGGTATCGTTTCATATCCAGCTACATAACTGACAACGATCTTAGATAATTCATCACATCCACAATTGCACACATCTTTGTAGTCGATATTAGATAAATCAACGTACACGATACTGTCGTATGGGTTATAAGAAAAATCTTTATCGACTTCTAATTTGTGAGTAGTAAATGTAATTCTTTCTCTAGTGATAACAGATACTTCAATCGTTGTTGGGTCAATCATTGGATAGAATAGCGGTATGCGTACAATCCCTGAATCGCATCCACATTTCTTAAATTCACCAACATCAAAGACTTCCTCTCTTTGAGATGAGAGGAAAGTCTCACATGGATGGTTTTTCCAACAAGTGATGGTACTAATTAAATCAATTAGTTCTCCAACATTCTTTTCAAGCTTATCTGCTTCTAAATCGCTTTCCTTTATGCACGAACAATAATTTTTCAATTGTTCGACAATTTTTTCGTACATTATTCACCAATGTTGATTGGTACGATAGTTGTTGGTTTTAATACAAGGTCTAATCCGTTTAATGTATCTCCTAATGTAGCTGCTGACATTGGGATACCTTGGATTACCATTAATCGGTTTGCATCAGTTCCAAATGCACATCCAAAGTTGTAGTAGTAATCACATTGAGTACCGCATCCTTCAGATGGTGTATCTGTAGCACCGAATGTATGACGTTGGAATTTTTCAGATGGTTGGAAAGTAGTTCCCATTACCAAACCTACTGTATTTCCTTCTAATACCCATACATCACCTGTGCCTTTTGTAATGTCACATGGAACTAATTTATCTGCGATAAATCCATGTCCTTTAAATGCGACTTCGCCTGTTTCTTTATTGCGAGTCCATCCATCAGGATATTCTCCGTTGAATTTACCTGGAACAATAACAGATTTGATACCTTCAAGTACCAATGGGTGACAAGCGAATTTGTAATCGCCATCTCCTAAAGCTGCCAAACGTAAACCAACTGAATCAAACGCAGATAATACGTTTGTACCTACGATTTTGATAACCGCTTTATTTTCCATTACTTCCAATAATCCATGGAATGGTTTCAATGTAGGAGTACCTGTAGACATTGTCCCTAAGATTACGTTAATAGCAGTGAAGTATGCCATTGAAATTAAATCCATACGTTTCTGAGCTTCTTTAATAGTTTCTCCTTCACGTTGGAAGTAGCAAACCATGTCATTAGCTTTGATTTTACGTGTTTCATTTACTAAGCTATCCATAATAGGTTCGCAACTCTTTAAGCACAACAATGCCAACGGAGCATTGCTACCACACTTAGCTAAATCTAATGGAACCCAGCAACATTCACCTTGTGTTGATTTAGGTTCTGTTGTTCCGTATGTGAATGGCAACTGAATATAGAATTTGCCATCTTCTTTTTTTGTTACGCTCCATGCTCCTCGGTTCATAGCACCTTGCATCTTACGTGAAGCTGGTGTGTTCATTAACCAAGAAACTAATGGGAACACGTTTTGGAATGGATTGGCTGGTGAGTTATCTGAATAATCAGTACCGATACCAACTGTTCCTACATTTGATTTAGAAGCGTTTGCTGCTAAATTCTGTCTTGCTTTTTCATAATCAATATAAGCTCTTGAGAATGATGTTAAATCCTCGATATTAGAACTTAGACGTTCTACCATTCCTGGTGTAACTGCCATTTTCTCTAATAATGTGTTATCAGGATTTGTAAATAATAAATCTAACATGGTTTACCTCCTATCCCCACATATCTCCGCTAACTTTAGAAGTTGAAGCTAATTTTTCTTCTTTCTTTTCTTTATCGTTAGCTTGTCCTGAGATCAAACTAGACAATCTGTCTAATGTGCTTTCTGCTTTCTTTTCAAATTCTGTTTTTTCTTTCTTAGAATTTTTTAATTTTTCTTTTAATTCAGCATTTTCTTGTTCTAATGCTTCAACTTTTGCACTTAAAGCTTCAAAAGCATCCATGAATTTGTTGATTTTTTCCATATCGTCCTTAGACATTTCAACAGTTTCTAATGTTTCTTCGCCTTTTTTAGCTTCTTCTTTGTTTTCTGTTCCTTCTTCTTTACTTTCAGGTGCTTTTTCTTCTTTAGAAGGTTCTTTTTCTTCTTTTTCTTCCTCTTTGTTTTCTAAAGCTTCATTCTTCTTTTCTTCTTTATTTTCAGAACTCAACTTTAAAATCTTTTCCCATAGGTTCATTTCTGAGTCTCCTTTACTGTTTAAATTTTCGCCTGTACTGTTTACATTGGCTGGATTTGCAACAACTGAGAAACCAGAAATCTCGATTTCGTTGTAGAAAGGTGCATTAAATTTAAATGACGATTCAAAATCGAGTGTCCCTCTCAGTTCTGCACTAATACTCAATGGTATTTCTTGTTTCAATAAATCTTGCACAATGTGCAATTCCCTGTTTAGTTTGACGTTTACATCAAGACCTTTTCTTCCATCCCCAATATCGACAACTGTTAAATCATCTTTAGTCCATGTACCTAAGTTTAAAGGGAGTGATGTAATGTCAATGTGAGCTAAGTTGATATATCCTACATAATCAGAACTCAAGCTATCGTAGAACGCTTGTACTGCCCCTTTTTTGATGTATAGACGAATATCATCTCCACCCTCATATGTTATTGCCCCCTCGTCAATAAGACGTGTAGGTTTGTTTTCTACGTACCCTGAGGATAGGTTCACACTGACATAATGGTTTTCTTTATCTACGCTAGATAAAGTGATTGCATTGTCATAAAATGCTTTTCCTTTTTTTCTGCGATCAAGGCTATCTTTAATGCTTTCTACATATGTTGGAACTCTTTTCTTTTGTGGCATTATTTCTTAGTCTCCGTTTCTACTACGATTACGGGTTTATAGAACAATTTCTGAATCCTTCCACCACATGAATTACACTTCTTGACTTCGTATGGAATCTTTGCTCCTTTTAATATTTCTTCCATTGTGGAATCATATCTTTTTTGAATAGTTTTGTTTCTAAGTGCTTCTAACAAAACTTTATCTTCGGGAATCTTGTATTTCTTCTTAGGTTCAAGAACTACATATCCGTATAGCAAAGTACCGCTATCTAATCTTGAATAAACGTCAATTTGCGTTTTTTCTTCTATTACATCAAGAAGTTTCAAATACTGTTTTGCGTTCTTTGCTGCTTCTTCCAATGCGAACTCATGTCTACCATTTTGCTTTAAGAAAGCATTTCTTTCTTCTAGGGAATCGAACCAAGTAACACCGTTAATAGTTTGTACGTTGTTTTGCATGGTCTCTCCTTCTAAGCATCATGGCATTGATCGTCTGTATACTTTGTTTCTTTTTGTTCTGAGCGTTCTACTTTTGCTACATTGCAGAATAAGAATGAAGTATAAGTTGTTACTGTTTTTGGAGGTTCGTCCTCTGTTTTTGTAATAACTGGCCATTCAAATCCAATAGCTCCGTCTTGGTCATTCAATTTGTTATGCCAAGCAGTGTTAAAAGCAGTCGCATCTTTTCCTTCTAAAGTGATTGGGTTTCCGTACCCTTCTTTAAAAGTGATTTTTACAGTGAAACTACGTTTAATTGACATTTATGTATCTCCTTTCGTTGCTTTGCATATAAAAAGGCAATACCTCGAAATATGCAAAAATCTATATAGACAGTGAAAACTGTTTATACCTTTTGTTTATTTCCAAATATTGCCTTGTTTTTTTCTACTTTTTACTTCTAATTAAAACTCTAATGTATCTTCTACTTGTTCTGTTGGGTTATTACCAATCAATTTAAGAATCTTGACCATTGATTCTTTGTTCAATTTACCTTTGAACTCGTTGATAAAGTCTGTATCTGAAATATTTCTTCGGCCAATTAAGAATAAATCGGCATTTCCTTTTGAATCTTTCTTAGCTCCAATCTGATATACAGGAATTGTAGTTGTATATACACGTCCACTAGCCTGTTCTTTGCAAGCTCTGTAGTCTGTTACGACTTCGTAATATACATCTTTAACAGTTTCTTCCTTCTCTGTTTTTTCATTGGCAACAGTTTTTACGATTTCTACTTTTCTGTATCTGTTCTCAAAGAAAGAAGTTGGAACTGCAATTGCATTGGCTTTTGTCTCCAAATACCCTAATCCATCAGGTCGCATAGGTCTTTCACCAAATTCAACCTCTTTACCTTGGATTTTCTCTTTTACCAATCCAATTTTGTTGATTCTCTGTGCATCTTCAAATGAATATAACGGAGTCCCATTCAAACTTCCTAGGGGTGTTACCTCATTTTCAGATAAGATACTTTTTAAAATATCCATTTCCATTTTATTTTCTCCTCTCGCTATAGCGTTTTCTCGATAGAATCCATCATTCTAGTAACTGATTCCATCATGTAATTCTTTGTGCTCTTGTCTAACGCTTCTGCTCCGTTGACAATCGCACCTACGATTTGAGTAACTGACAAGGCCAATTTATATGTCTTTGCAGACTTGTCTTGTTGTTCTTTCAATTCGTATTTATCAAAATAAACCTTTGGCACACCTAATTTCTCACTTAACATAGGAGAAATCTGAGTGGCGAACCTTTCTCGCATTGGTACGATTGTATTTGTCATGGCATTATCTATGATTCTTTCCATAGATACGTTTCCTGATACATCCCCTAAACCGATTAATTCAGGAGTAAGTCCGAAACACTGACAAATAATAGAACCTTCCTTCATTTGAAGGTATTCTAAGAACTCTGTACCTTTTGTAACACGAGGCAAGTGATCCATTTTATCGAAAATAGAGCTTGCAAGGATTACATTGTCTGATTTTGAATTTCTGATTTCCTGACCTAGACGTTTAGCTTCAATTCTTGCTTTGTCGGCTCTGTCTGCTTTAGAACTTGATGATTCGTCTAGAACTTGGGAAGCCGATAAATCAATCGTATCTCCCTTGGCAAATCCGTCTTTTAGCCAAAAAATCAAACGTCCTGGCCCATCATACTGAATATCGTAGTTTAAACGCTCGTAAACCGCACCTAATAGCTTTAGACGTTGTTTATCACGTAATAAACACGATAACCCGTTCTCATGGTCTGTTCCGTTTCTAAGATTGCAGAAATTATCAGGGATTTCTACAATGATTGTTCCGTCTTTTGACATTAATTTGCCTGTTTTAAGGAATAACGCTTCGTCAAAGTCGATTTCCTTTGTTCCTAATGAGATAGGTTCTTTATCGTCTGCCGACATAGCATAACAGATAGGAACTCTAAAGCCTTTATATTCATCATCTTCACGCATGATGGAAACATAATTACGATAATTCTCTGTAACAATTCCTTTATCTTCATCTAGCCAACGAATACCGCATTTTCCGTACAATAAGGACTGCATAATAGCATTTTGAAGTACAGAATAGTTTGTAACACCTTGCACATTGTGTTTGTAAAGGAATGGCATAAGAACATTCTTGTCTAAATTCTCATCACCCGTTGTGATTCCATTTGAGAATATAAAGTCAATAACCTTACCGATAACATATGGTAGCGTTGGTAGATTGTCTATCATCCAATCGATCTCATCAAACTGATTCTTAAAGTTTGTCTTTATAAATCCGTTAATGCAATCTGAATTGCAGTTTAACATAGCTTCCATTACCTTTTCGGCTTCGGTTTCTGCATTAGAACTGTGAATATTGTGCGAAATGTTAGGTGACACATAGGTATTGGATGCTAGTTTAACTCTATCCTTTTGTCTTTTCTTTGTTCTTCGACTCAAATTAGCACCTCCTAATCGTTCTCTGCATACGCAAGTATTTCACTGCTTAGATTATACATTAAACAACTGCGGACAGAAAGTACTGAGGAATCTAGGGCATCAGGAGAGTGTCCTAAGCGTTGTTTTATCTCTTCCTTAGGAATAATGGCTATCTTCTTATTGTTCTTCGATACAGTCCTTGTAGCAAGCAATTCAGGCTTCAATCTTTTGGCAACTTCCGTTGTGAAAGTCAATTTCTTACTGTCCATTAGCTGCTGAAAGTCTAAATACATTTCCGCTCTTAGATTAAATGCATATACTGCACTGTAATGTCTTGCCTTGATACGTGTTTTTGTTGGCCCTCCTTGGAAATTGACACCCTCAAGGATAAATCTTAGCTTATCCGAGTATTTTGACAATCCTTCGGTCAACCAAGTACCGAAACCAACGTCAACACAAACATATTTGATATTTAATGTCTCGATAATCTTGACAATCTTGGTAATAATCTTCTCAGATGTGACTCCTTGCACCCAAACACCCTCTTTTAGATTGTAAATTGTCTCGATTTTGCAGTTTCCGTATCTATTTTGGGAACATAAAGCAACATCTATACCATCTTTTCCTGTATAAGCTGAGTCAATACCTAGGAAAAAACGCTTTTTATAAGAATTATCGGCTTTATCGTCGTCTAGAGTCATGGTTTTGAACATACTTTCGTCTGAAAATTCCTCTAATTCGCATACTAAATAACGTTGGCAAGTACTTCTATTCTTGTAAAAATGAGAATTTAGAATCTGAGATGCACTTTTCATACGATCTTCTTCGTAAGCAGTACGGACATCCATCCAAACAACTAATGTTCCTTCGGGGTATTTCTCGTTTGTCATGCAATCGTAAAACTCTCCTCGTTTGTGAGGGTTGGAAATAGCAATTTCAAGCTCTTTTGAACCGTCAACACTTGAAAATTCCCTTCGTCCTATCTCGGCATACGCATCTTCACTAACTTGGGCCGCTTCGTCAATTATATAATCTCCGCCCTTACCGATAGCGTTGTTGTTTTTCTTTGGGTCTACACTGTTTCCACCTAATGTAACGATTTCTACACATCCTCCACCTTTGAACGAAATCTTAGTTTTGGAAGTAGAAGTCTGCAATTTCTCAATCTTGTTTCCTGAATCTAATACAGAACTCTGAATAGACTCGTCTGCATTTTGTAAATGTCCGATTACTTTTGACATGATGATAGTAGCGGTTTCTCCTGTTGCGGCCGCAATTCGTACTTGATGTCCTTTATAAGCACGATAAATAGCAATCATACCTAAAGTCCAACTTTTGCCATACTGAGAAGTTGTAATTGCATAGATTGTATCGTACCCTTCTACAACCGCACCGAACAACATAGCTTGTGTGAAGTGAAGATTGACTTGAAAAAATGTCAAAGCCTCTCTTGCACCGATAACCGCAAGTCTGAAAGCTTCTTGTCTAGAAATATTTAGTCGTTTGTAATGCTCGGGGATATATCCTCTCGTCCAATTCTTTAATTTATACTTCGGGGTAGCTCCCTTCAACAACCTAACAACTTCTTCTTGGCTCTTATTTATAGCTTTAGCCTCTTTTAAGTCCTCTACATCCTTAAAATGTTGTTCCGTAACACTAAGAGTCTGTTTCTTCACTGTTTTCGTCCTCCTCGTGTTCTATTACCTCGGCATCTAAAAACTCACTTCCCATGTTGATACCTAATATATCGTT